GAACCTGAGACGGTTGCCCCTGTTTCTGAGACGGTCAGTAGTTCGGAAGAATCGAACCACTCAGAACCTGAGAACACCAAACCCCCGTCAGATGGGGGGAAGTCAAAGCGCAAGTACGTGAAACATGACGGCTATGAGTACTTCATCTATCACGGCTCCGCGCCGGTAGGCCCGCTTAAGGACGTTAACACCGCCCTCGATGCGCTGGGCTGTGAAATGGAACTTGGCAAAGTTCCCAAGCATAACCGTTACGAGAAGCTATCGGCCAAGCTCAAGGCCCTGATTGTACAACGGGTGAAGGGCGCAGTCCCAACAACCCTTTCTGAGGCCGTAATCGAGGCGGCGGCGAAAGAGGGCGTGCCGGTCAAGGTCGTTGATTTAGTCGAGCCGGAAGAGGGCAATCCGGAGCCGGAGAGAATCACGACCATCGTTGAGGTTATCCCGGAGGCGAACACTGTCATCAAAGTCTCGCGGGCTGTGCCTAGCCCCACCAATGAATGTGAGCCCTGCACCTGGCACGCCACCTTCAAGGAAGCAACCCTGCCGATGCAGCTCGGCGACGTATCTTGCCCGGAATGTAAGAAGTGGTACAGGAGGCCATAGATGAAATGCTGGGCGTGTGGTTCAACCAATCTCAAGGACAGGGGGGGGTATTGGCTGTGCGATGACTGCGGGGCGTCAACGGTGCCGATGCCGCAGACAAGGGAACTAGCCTTTACCACGGTCACTGAGAGGGAAGGCAAGGACAGAGTAACACATAACCGGCCCAGGAAGAGCCGGGCGAAAAAGGAGAGTACAAATTGAGAACCTTGCGCAAGGTCACACAGAAGCTATCAGTCAAACTTAATGAGGATGAATTGAGGGGGAAGGGCGACGAACTGGCCGCCACCTGTCAGGAGATTTCGATTGAGGAGTCCGACCAGGAGACCACCAAGAAGCAAATGAAGTCAAAGCTGGCCGAAATGGAAGCGAGGCGCGATCGACTTGTCTCGGTCGTCTCTTCCAAGCGCGAATACAAGGACGTTGAAGTGGAACTTCGGTTGACCGATGACAGCGCCAAAGTCCTTGAAGTAAGGCTGGACACCGGCGAGATTATCAACGACCGCCCACCAAGAGACGAGGAACGCCAGCCCGCGCTAGACGTGGCAGACCTCGCATTGAACGAAGTAGCTGGGCAGATTAACAAGGGCGCTTTGAACAAGGACGGCATGACGGTCACGGCCAAGGTGACGCGCTCAAAATGACCCGCCTGTTGCGCCCCTTTCGCTGCTGGCTATTCATTCACTGCCGCTGGTACCGGCGGCGTGTGGTTTGGAACGCCCAAAGGATGGTTGAGGAACGATGGTAAGTCTGACTATCTACACCGAGCCGGTAGCCAAAGCGCGCCCCAGGGTAGCCGTGGTGAATGGCCACGCCCACGGCTACACCCCGGCGGCTACCCGCAACGCCGAGGCCGCTATCCGGTACTCCATCACGCAACAATGGACAACGCCGCCATTCGCCCCGGGCGTTCCTTTGAAGCTCACGGCCACGTTCTACCGGACCCGGCCAGTGCATCTGCCTAAAAGAGTGACCATGCCGGTTACCAAGCCGGACGCGGACAACTACGTCAAGCTGTTGCTGGACGCCCTTAACGGGTACCTCGTGGTGGACGATAACCAAATCACCGACATAGCGGTGAGCAAGCGGTTCGGAAGCCCGCCCCGGATTGAGATGACTTTGGAAGAACTGGCGAAGGAGTAGGTTGATGCCACTACCCGGCTGGCAGGAGTTCCTGGAGGCGAATGCCGCGGAGAGGCGGCGTGAGGCTGGCGGCATTGCGGTTGATTTTGCCTGCTCGCCGCGGTGGGCGGCACGGTACGAGCACGAGGGGTTGAGGACGGGATATCCAAGGGCATACTACACCCTACACAGGAGGCACCTTGGTACAAGAGAAACTGCCCCCACACGATAACGAGGCTGAAGACGCCGTCATCGGCTCCCTGCTCGTTGACGGTGAAGCTATAAACGAAGTCGCCTCCGACCTCAAGCCGGACGACTTCTTCGGCGAACGCGGCAAGTGGATTTACGAGGCCTGCCTGGCACTCTATAGGCGCGGCGACGGCATCAACGAGATTACCGTGGCGCGAGAGCTGGCGCACGATGAGAAGCTGGAGAAGATCGGCGGCGCGGCGTTCCTTAGCCACCTGATTTCCATTGTGCCCACGCCGTTCCATATCAAGTACTACGGCGGCATTGTGTCCAACCTGGCGACGTATCGCAGGCTGATCAGCGCCGGGGGTGAGATCACCCGCATCGGCTTCCATGCCGGGCCCGACGTGGACAGGGCGCTGTCGCAGGCGGCTGACTCGGTGGCCCAGGTCAGGGCCAACTCTCCCGGCGCGGTGGACTCCGGCAAGGACTTCGCTGTCAAGGCCGACAAGTGGCTGGGTGAGATGCGCCAGGGGCGGACGCCGGCGGTGAGCTGGGGATTTGCCGAACTGGACACCATCACCGGCGGCGCCTTCGGGTCTGAAATGACCATTCTCGCCGGCCGGCCCGGGTCCGGCAAGACGGAGATCGCTTTGGCCGTGTTCGAATCCATGGCGGTAAACAGCTACCCGCTGATGGTCTCAATAGAAATGTCCGAGGACCAACTGAGGCAGCGCATCATCGCCCACTGGACCGGGATACCCATTTCGGTCATCCGGCGCGGCGGCTTCACTGACGAGCAGGCGGACGCCATCACGGCGGCCATCAGCGATTTGTCCAATCTTCACTGGCAATTCATGGACCTGTGCGACGCCAAGGACTTCGGCCGCGGCGACGGCGATATCGACCGCATCATATCGGCCGGCCTGCGCTGCCAGGTGGAGGGCAAATTAAGCGCCGTCATCATCGACTACCTGGGACTCATCTCGGACGGTCCGGGTAATTCCGAGTACTCCCGGGTGACCTACATCTCAAGGCAGCTCAAGCGGGCGAACCGGCTGCTGGACGTGCCCTTCCTAGTGCTGTGCCAGCTTAACCGCGGCCCGGAAGCGCGCGACGACAAGCACCCGCAGCTATCGGACCTCCGGGACTCAGGCTCGATCGAGCAGGACGCGGACAATGTCTTCTTAGCCTACCGGCCAGCCTATTACCACCTGTGCCCGGTGTGTTCGAAAGACCGGGAATTGTCGCGCAAGGGGAATGCCAAGCTGATGTACAGCGATGAGCGGCGCGAGTGGTACTGCCTACAGAACCACGATATCTTCCGGACAGAGCTGGAGATTGCCAAACAAAGGCAGGGCGACCCGGGAGCGGTGTGGCTGGACTGGGACCGCTCCCATAGGTGCTACAAGAATGACTACTGGCAGGAAAAGGGAATAGAAAATGGCATGGATTGAGAGCCACCAGTCAATAAGGATGCATCCGAAGACACTTCACCTGATGCAGCTTCTACACTTAGACAAGGCGGCTGTTATTGGCCACCTTCATTGTCTTTGGTGGTGGGCGCTTGATTATGCACCGACCGGAGATGTGACGAATTACACGGCAATTAACCTGTCTTTAGCGGCGGATTACCAGCCGTTGCGCGGGAAATACAGTCGAAATAGACAGCAATTCGTTGACGCACTTGTTGCAGCAGGATACATAGACAAGACCCCCGATGGTCATCTGGTGCTGCACGATTGGAATGAATACGCGGGAAAGTGGGTTGAAAAGAGGGCATCGGACGCAAGACGGAAGCGGGACGTCCGCAAGACGTCTGCCGGACATCCACCGGACGGCGCAGGTACCGTAACCAACCGTACCAACAGTACCGTACCCCCTATATCCCCCAAGGGGGACAGCGTTTCGTCTTCGACTTCACAGGGGTCCGAGGGGCACGTCTACGTCCTCCCACCCTTGGTTGACCCGAAACAGAAACCCGACTTGAGGCGGCCGATATCGCTGGTGAAGAAAGAGAAAGAGCAGGAGGCACGGAATGCCTGACGAGGGCCTCTTCAACTGGCGAAAGGCCCGGGAGCTCGCCCAGAGGCGGGCTTTGATCCGGGCCGACGAGAACCGGATCACCTACGATTGCTTCCAGGCGGTGACGAACGGTGACTACGTGCGCTGCAAGTTGGGCCGGGACCTCGGTACCCTGCTGCTCCGTGACGTGCTGGAGGGGGCGACGCCAAAGGCTTGTCAGGAATGCCAGTTATTATGTCAAGGTGGTGAGGATTGAACCCGTTCTGCACGATTGGGCCACTCGTGGCACTTGGCCGTCGGAGGCCGAAAAGCCTATTGACAACGGAAACAAACCTATTACACTTGAATCAATGGGTGCGCTAAGTAAGGCCTACGTAACCAGGTTTTCTTTCGATGCCACAGCCGTTTTATGCGGCGATAACAGGGCTATGCGTTCGGCCGGGGCTACAAACCCCCGGCCCGGCGCATCTTCCAGGGTGGCGGCATGGTAGTGGTCACGAGGCGAAGGGCCACCGACAATGCCGCTTACAGGTCTGGACAGCTAAAAAAGCGTTTCCTCGAAGAATACCCGAAAAACTGGGTAATCGGCGATGCGGCCAAAGCTACCGGCATTGCGCGTCAAACCTTTTACGATTGGCTGGCGGCTGATCCCCAGTTTGTCCTCGACTTCGAGCAGGCCAAGAAAGCCGTCGTCGAGCGATTGGAAAAAGAGGCATTGCGCCGCGCCCACCAGGGCGTTGAAGAGCCGGTCTTCTATCTGGGCCGGGAGTGCGGCACCGTTCGAAAGTACTCCGACACCCTTTTGATCTTCCTCCTCAAGGGGAACGCCCCGGACAAGTACCGCGAGCGGCTTGAGCACACCGGGGTCGGCGGCGGGCCGATCAAAACCGAGGTTGCCGCCACGGTCAATCTGGCGAGTCTCAGCAGGGAGGAATTGGACGCCCTTGAAAAACTCCTGTCAAAGGCTGCCGACGTTGCGGGAAGTTAGGGCGGAAAAAGGCCGGCGCGGCCTGCTGGACTTCACCCTCTACACCTACCCCGAGTACCAGCCAAACTGGCACCATATCGAGCTATGCAAGCTCCTTGATCGGTTCGTGGCCGGTGAGATACGGCGCCTGATCGTCTGCCTTCCCCCGCGCTATGGTAAATCAGAGCTTGTCTCCCGTCGCCTTCCCGCTTTTATCCTCGGAAAACACCCCGACGATGGCATTATTGCCACCAGCTACGGGGCGGACCTGGCATCGATGATGAACCGGGACGTGCAACGCATCATCGACGGCGAACAGTACCACGATGTCTTCCCTGAGACCAAGCTGTACGGCGAGAATGTCCGCACAACTGCCCAGGGCAGCTATCTCCGTAACTCTGACATTTTCGAGGTCGTTGACCACAAGGGTTATTACAAGAGCGCCGGTGTCGGCGGGGCCATCACCGGCATGGGCTGCAAGTGGGGCATCATCGACGACCCGGTGAAGAACCGCGCCGAGGCTGAATCGGTCGTCTACCGCAACGCCCTGTGGGACTGGTACCGTTCAACCTTCTACACCCGATTGGAAAAAGACGCCCGTATCCTGCTGACCGTCACTCGCTGGCATGAAGACGACCTGGCGGGCCGGCTGCTCAAGTTGGCCAAAGAAGACAAGAATGCCGACCAGTGGACGCTGTTCAGCGTACCCGCCATTGCTGAAGGCGAGCTGATGCCCTGCGATCCCCGGCAAATAGGCGAAGTGCTCTGGCCGGAGAAGTACCCGCCGGCAGAGGTGATGAAGATCAAGGTCAACGCCGGAGGCTATGAGTGGGCCGCTTTGTATCAACAGCGCCCGTCCGCCCCGGCGGGCAATATGCTCAATCGCAGTTGGTGGAAGTACTACCGCCAGGCCCCCAGCCGATTCGACGAAGTGATTGAGTCCTGGGACTGCTCGTTCAAAGACACCGCCGGCACGGACTACGTGGTGGGGCAAGTGTGGGGCAGGAGGGGCGCCGACAAGTACCTGCTCGATCAGGTCCGGGCCCGCATGGATTTCCCCGTCACCATCGCTGCCGTTCGCTCCCTGTCGGCAAAGTGGCCGATTGCTCGGGCAAAATTGGTAGAGGACAAAGCCAACGGCACCGCCGTAATTGCCACTCTCAAGCGGGAGATACCCGGCCTGATTCCAGTAGAGCCGGACGGTGGCAAAGTGGTCCGGGCATGGAGCGTCAGTCCCGAGATCGAGGCTGGCAATGTCTACATTCCGGAAGTGGCCGACTGGGTATCCGACTTCGTGGAGGAATGCGCCAACTTCCCCAACGGCTCGCATGACGACCAGGTGGACGCCATGAGTCAGGCGCTGAACTATTTCTCTCGCGTGCCTCCCGAGGTTGACGAGGTCGTGGTCTTTGACTCCATGACGCTGCTGAAGGGGATCGAGCTATGACGACCGAGTACTCCGACGCCGGGATGACCCAAGTCCTCAAGGAAACGGCTGTCAGCGTCGAGACGATGCTCACTTTGCAAGTCGGGACCACCACCGGGCAATCATCGTCCAATGTCCTCACCGACGCCGAGCGCAAGGCAGCGGTACAGAAGGCCCGTGTCTACTCGGTCAAAGACCCGCTGTGTAAGCAGGCCATCAGGCTCTGGACAGACTACAGCTTCGGCACTGGGATGACCTGGAATGCCGAAGACGAGCCGGCCAAGAAGGCCCTCGACGCCTTCTGGAACAACCCGGCCAATGCCGCCGTATTGAGCGGACCCGGCCAGCGCAAGTCTAGCGACAAGCTGCTGGTTGACGGCGAGATATTCCTGGCCGTATTCCTGGGCGAAGAGACTACCATCCGCCGCCTCGACCCGCTGGAGATCACCGAGATCATCAGCGACCCCGACGACCTGGAGGATGTGCGATATTACAAGCGGGAATGGACGACCCCGCAGCGCACCACCAAGGCCAGCTACTACCGCTCCATGTCCAACGAGGCTGACAAAGAATGCCCGGACTCGCAAGGCATCAGCCGGAAGTCAACCGAAGACGCTTTGGTATATCACCTGGCCATCAACACTCTAGGCCAGCGCGGTAACTCCATGCTGCTGCCGGCCCTTGATTGGGTGAAGCTCTACCGCCAGTTCCTGGCCTCTCGCGTCGCCGTCATGCTGGCGCTGGCCCGCTTTGCCTGGAAGAACAAAGTCCAGGGTGGCTCAACCGCCGTAGCCGCCGCCAAAGCGGTGACACACGAACAGACGCCGGCCGCCGGCTCGATGGTAATTGAAAACCTTGGGGCCGACTTGCAGCCCATCCGAACCGACACCGGCGCCCAGAATGCCAAGGAGGACGGGCGGATGCTTCGCCTCCAGGTGTGCGCCGCGGTGGGCTGGCCGGAACAATATTTTGGTGACGTTTCAACCGGCAATCTGGCCACCGCCAAAACGGTTGAATTGCCCGTCATGAAGATGTGCCAGTCCTACCAGATGGCCTGGGCATCGGCTTATGCCGACATCGACCAGTTGGTGCTTCGGCAGGCCGGCGTCAAGGACGCCTATGTTGACCGCGACTTCCCGGAGATCACCCCGGAGGACGCCATGGTGCTGGCCCAGTCAATCGGGTTGCTGGTCTCCGCCTTCCCCGAACTCAGCGAAAGCCGCGACGTGATGCAAAGGGCCCTCAACTCTCTGGGCATCACCAACGTCAACGAAGTGCTCGACGCGCTGGCGAAGACAGCCGAAAGCAGCCCCTACGTGGCCACGGCCAAAGCGTTGAGACGGCTGAAAGAGGCGCTCCGTGACCGCTGATTTGGTCAAAGAATTGGACGAACTGCTGGCGCTGGTCGAGGCGAAGATCCCGGCCAATCCCAACTCGCGCAAGAACATCGAGCTGGCCAAAGAACTTGAGGGCGAGGTAAAAAGCTACTTCGGAAGCGTGGAACAGGCATTGCCCATGGGCGCTCTTGGCTGGTTGTATCTCAAGCACGTAAAGGCGGATTAGTGAGTCTTAATACCGAAATTGACGACATTCTGGAACCGGTGCTGAAGTCACTCAGTACCGAGTTCGCGGCGCGCCTGGCAAAGCGCTCCATCGTCGCTTATCTGTCCGCCTCTGCTGAGCTGATGAGCTGGGGCCGGACCAAGCTCTCCGACAAACCCATCTTCTTCGAAGGCCCGCCGGTCCAGCAGGCTATCGACTACGCTCGCGCCCACTCCGCCCGGCTCGTCAAGGGTTTGGACGACGTGACCCGGGACCGCCTCAAGACAGTCATCGCCGATGCCATCAACAACAAGCGCGGCGTCGAGGGATTGGCCAGAGACTTGCGGCGCGAGTTCGACGACATGAGCAAAGCGCGGGCGCGCTCAATCGCGCAAACCGAGACGAATGACGCGCTGTCGCAGGCCAGCCTCGACCGGATGGGCGACATGGGCGTCACCGGGAAAGAATGGGTGACAGCCGGCGACGAGTCTGTTTGTCCAATCTGTGGCGGCAACGAAGCCCAGGGAGTCATCCCGGTGAATGAGCCCTTTGCCAGCGGCCACATGCGGCCACCCGGCCACCCTGGAGAATGCCGGTGCAGTTTAAGCCCAGCATTGCTGTCGAAATCAAGCTAGGAGGCACGAATGGCGAATCTGAGCATGGACGATAAGCGGAAGCTGCTGCAAAGCGCTTTGGACGCTATTAACCCGGTCACCGGTGATTTCCACGCCTCCTGCTGGATTCAGGATGTCTGGGACGACCGCCTTGTTTACGAGCGCCAATCCCAAATGTACGAGGCCAGCTATGTTATTGACGCCGAGGGGAAAGTCACCTTCGGCGAGCCCAAGAAGGTCATGCGGCAGACGGTCTACAACGCCATGGAATCGCTCCGCACCGCCTACGCCGACCTGGTACAGGAGGCTTACCATCGTTCCCAGTCCGCAACCGATAGCCAGCGCGTCAAGCAGGTGATGGCCTCGTGCCAGTCTCAGATTGCCAAACCGGATGCGCAGATTGCCAAAGTTCTTGAGAGCGCTACGGGCGAGCTCAAGTGGCTCCGCGAACAGGCCGTGATGAAGACCGAGGACGGGGTAGCTTACCCGGCCAGCGCCTTCGCCCACGTGCCCGACAAGGATAAGCCCGGCGACTGGAAGCTCCGTATCTGGGAAGACGCCGAGAAGAAGGCCACCAAGGCGCAGCTCGGACGGGCCGCTGCCGCCCTTTCCCCCGGCGGCTTCCGTGGCCAGAAGGCGGAGATCCCCAATGACGACCTGCCGGCCGTCAAGCGCAGGATCCGCGCCGCCTACAAGGCGCTGGAAGTCCCCGATGAGGAAATGCCCAAGTGGGTCAAGGAGGCTGAGATGCGCGACTACATCCACGAATCAATCATTATCCCGGTGGCCGAAGCCAGCGCCGAGAACATTGCCAAAGGCATTGTCCCGGTGCGGATACTTCAACCCGGGTTCAACACTTCCAAGACCCGCCACTACTCCGAGTCAGCCGTCCAGGACGCGGTCAAAATATTCGAAGGCGCCAAGCAGTACGCCAACCACGCCACCAGGACCGAAGAGAAAGAGCGGCCTGAAAGAGACATCCGCGACTGGGTGGCCACCCTGGAGAATGTCAAAGTTGCCGCAAACGGGAACGCCGTGGGCGAGGCCCGGATCCACGCCGGCTGGTTCAAGGAGATGGTCACCAACCTCTACGAGGCCGGGACGCTCTCCAAGTTGGGCGTCAGCATCAACTCCATCGGGCGCGGCTCCAGGCAGGCGATCAACGGGACGCAGACGTTCGCCGTGGAGAGTCTGGTGGACCACCCCTTCAAGTCGGTGGACTTTGTCACTGAGGCGGGCGCCGGCGGCCAGTGCGGAGTGTGCGAAAGCGCCGCCCCTGAAATCGTAGACGCCTACATCGTCAGCCTGGCCAAGCTCAAAGAGGCCCGGCCCGATCTCGTCAAGGAATTGGAAACCGAGTTGCAAGCGAAAAATACAACGGAGGCAAAAAGAACAATGGAAATCGCAGAGGAACTCAAGCAGGCGAAGGACCGACTGGCGGTTCTGGAGGCAGAGAACCTTGGACTGAAGACCAAGATCACCGAGGCGGATAAGGCCAGAGCCAAGACCGAAGCGCAAGCCGCAATCAAAGAGGCTGTGCAGAAGTCAACGCTCCCCGATGTCGCCAGGTCGCGGCTGGTCGAGCAGTTCAAGGAGGCTGAGTCGGTAGATGGCGTCGAAGCGGCTATCAAGGCCGAAGGTGACTACCTCGCCAAGCTCAACGAGTCCGGCAAGGTCAAGGGCATGGGCGCTACCACCCCCGACCTTTCCAAGCTCAGCCCCTCCGAGAAAATCCGCCTGGGAACGGAACAAGGCTAAATAATTACGGGAGGTAATCTCTAACATGGGAATGACCCTTGTCGAAGGCTCGAAGTATTCGAATAGCATTCTTCAGAAAGGCGTCGTGGAGACCATCGTCTACGATGACCCCATCCTGAACCGCATCAAGTTCAAGGACATCGTGGGCAACGCCCTGACCTACAACCGCGAGACCAGCGTGGACGGGGCTGAATTCTACGGTGTGAACGCCGCCTGGAACATGAAGGAACAGGGCATCACGCCTTACACCGCCACCCTGAAAATCCTCGGCTCCGCCGGTGAATTGGACGACTTCCTGAGGAAGACCCGCTCCAACATCAACGACCTCAAGGCTGAAATCATGATCGGCAAGGCAAAGGCCGTCCAGGTCAAGTTCGGCCAGCGCTTCATTTACGGCAGCGCCACCACCGACCCGCTGGAGTTTGACGGGCTGCACGTCCTGATCGCCAGCAGTACCTACAACACCATCCTGGCCGACTCCGGCGACACGCAGACGGTCGCCCTTTCGTGCAGCACCCATCTGGACAGACTGCTCGACATGATCAAAGGGCGGAAGGCGGACGGCCTGCTGATGTCCAAAGGCATGCGCCGCGGCCTTACCAAGTACCTCCGCAGTGTCGGGGCCGGGGCTACCGCGATGAAAGACGAATTCGGCAGCCTCATCGAGACCTACAACGGGCTGCCCATCTGGGCCTCCGACCACGTGCTCGATACCGAGCTTACCTCATCGGGCGCGTTCTCCGCCTCCACCGGCGGCCTGACGACCTCGATCTTCGCCCTGTCCTTTGCCGAGAAAGGCGTGGAAGGCATACAGGCCGGGCCGCTTGAGGTAGTGCCCTGGGCGCCAATCCCCGGAACCAACAAAGAGTGGTGCCAGATTCGCTGGTACCCCGGCGTCATGATGCAGTCCCTGGTCGCCTCGGCGAAGATTGTCGGCATCGACGCCGACGGAACCGTGGCGGCCTAA